CGGTGGAGACAACGCAATTTACCCCCATTGGAATATCGCAGAAGGTACTAACGCAACAGTACGTTTCCTTCCTGACGGTGATCCAAACAACACTTTTTTCTGGATTGAAAGAGCAATGATCAAATTGCCTTTTGCCGGTGTCAAAGGCGAAACTAACTCTAAGCCTGTGACTGTGCAAGTTCCTTGCATGGAAATGTGGAACGAGACTTGTCCAATTCTTACTGAGGTTCGTCCTTGGTTCAAGGACAAGAGTTTGGAAGATATGGGTCGTAAGTATTGGAAGAAGAAGTCTTACCTTTTCCAAGGTTTTGTGGTTGACAGCAAACTACAAGAAGACAAAACTCCAGAAAATCCAATTCGTAGATTTATCATTGGAAGTCAGATTTTTAACATTGTTAAGAACGCTTTGATGGATAGTGAAATTGAAGAATTGCCAACAGACTATGTTCGTGGTTTGGATTTTAAAATCACCAAAACTTCAAAAGGTGGTTATGCTGACTACAGTACTTCTAATTGGGGACGTCGTGAACGTGCTCTGAGCGCAGAAGAAAACGCCGCAATTGAACAATTTGGTTTGTTCAAACTAAGCGACTTCTTGCCTAAGAAGCCAACTGATGTTGAACTCAAAGTTATCAAGGAAATGTTTGAAGCGTCAGTAGACGGTGAAGCATTTGACATGGATCGTTGGGGTCAATACTACAAGCCGGCAGGCATGGGCGGTAGCGGTCAAAGTACAGGTAGTGCTCCACGCACCACCGCAGTTCCGGCACCAGCACCAAAAGCATCTGCACCAGCGGCAGATGAAGATGATGCACCGTTCGAAGCTGACGTACCAGCCAAGACCGTAGTCAAGGAAGAATCAGCAAATGGTGATGCAGGCAACCGTGCCGCAGATATCATTGCTATGATCCGCAAACGTCAACAACAATAAACTGGGAGATAGACTATGGGAAAAGCCTTCGATATTTCGAAGTTCCGTAAGTCTATCACCAAGTCTATTGATGGACTTGGTATAGGCTTCAATGATCCAACGGACTGGATCAGCACAGGCAATTATGCCCTAAACTATCTTATCAGCGGGGACTTCTTTAAAGGAGTACCTCTTGGTAAAGTTACGGTATTTGCAGGTGAAAGCGGTGCAGGAAAGAGTTATATTTGCTCAGGCAATATCATTCGTCATGCACAAGAGCAAGGAATTTTTGTTATCCTAGTTGATAGTGAAAATGCTCTAGATGAAAAATGGTTACTAGATTTGGGAGTTGATACTAGTGCAGAAAAGTTGTTAAAACTTAACATGGCCATGATTGATGATGTAGCTAAAACTATTTCAGAATTCATGAAAGAGTACAAGCTCATGCCCGAAGAAGAACGTGTCAAAGTATTGTTTGTAATTGATTCATTGGGTATGTTGCTGACACCAACAGACGTTAATCAGTTCGAAGCAGGCGAAATGAAAGGTGACATGGGCCGTAAGCCTAAAGCACTTACAAGTCTTGTTCGTAACTCTGTAAACATGTTTGGTTCTTGGAATGTGGGGTTGGTTTGTACAAATCACACATACGCAAGCCAAGATATGTTTGATCCAGATGATAAGATTTCAGGTGGACAAGGATTTGTCTATGCAAGTAGTATCGTAGTTGCTATGAAAAAACTTAAACTGAAAACTGATGCCGATGGTAACAAGGTCACAGACGTATTAGGTATTCGTTCTAAATGTAAAATCATGAAGACACGTTATGCTAAACCGTTTGAAGAAGTTTCTGTTGAAATTCCTTATTCAACTGGTATGGCTCCTACATCGGGTCTGGTTGACATGTTCGAGAAGATGGGTGTATTATCTAAAGTAGGTAACAAGTTGGCATATACTAGCAAAACTACTGGAGAAATTATTGCGGAATTCCGTAAACATTGGACAGAAGACAAACTTCGAATGATTATGCAAGAATGGGATAGCAGTATTGCCGCAACATTAACTACAATACCAGAAGATACAGAGGAAGAGTAATGGAAGAAAGTTTAATTATCGAAACATGGGATGTCTTTAAGGAATATATTCCTGAAAAGAATCGTGACACAGCCGCAAGCCACTATGTTGACTTTTTAGTCGGCAAAGATGTTGAGCTGTCAGTCCTTGAAGGATTAATGGGTTACGATCCTAGCCTTGATCACGCAATTGAATTAGTAGTTGGCGAGAACAAAGAGGAAGATGAAGAAGACGATGAAGACTACGGATACGAAGACGAGGATTATTAATGTCTTGGTATGCGAAAGTCAGCAAAGACATAGCACATCTTCCGCAGTGTCTTGATCATTTTTATAATGAACTAGACCAAGCCAGGGCCGAGGTTAAAATCTACGGAAACGTGGAAAAAGCCTCGGCGGCTTTACCTGGCATTGTAGAGCACAGATTCAACCAGCTTCAAGAAATTGAGGCTGTCCTTGAATATCTTAACATCGAGCTGAGACGAATACGGTCTAAAGCATTCAAAAAATATCTAGAAAACTATCAACGTGTGTTGAGTAGTAGAGACTGTGAAAAATACGTCGAAGGCGAAGCAGATGTAGTCGATATGGAAAAAATTATCAACGAATTTGCCATGCTTCGAAACCAATGGTTAGGCATTGTAAAGGCCCTTGACATCAAACAATGGCAACTGAGCAATATTATTAAACTCCGGGCCGCAGGCCTTGAAGACATATCGTTATAACATGTATATTGAAGACATTTTACACACACTTGAGTTAGTTGGAAAGATCAACAGATTTGACCAAGCAGTAGTGCAGAGTTTAAATTTTCAAACTCATGTCAATTCTAGCGGTTATACAGAAAAACAAAGCCAGTTGGCTATCAAACTATTGAAACGATACAGTACTCAGATTAGTACTCATCTACGTCAGGATATTACACAGTATCTTGACAATCCCTTGTTCAAAATGCCGTTGCGTAATTCTACGCTACCATCTAAACGCATTTCGATTGAGGATCACTCAACATGGGTCAAGGCCATCAAGATAGAATTCCCATACAATGAAGACCTGGTAAAGCGCATCAGAGAGCTTCGCGACAAAGATGCACTAGTGGCCTGGGATAAAGACAAAAAAGCCTGGTTTTTTAGCCTGCACGAAACCAATATCAAGTTGGCATTGTCGTTGGCCGAGAATGAAAATTTTGAAATTGATGAAAATTTTAAAGTTTACAAAAATCAAATTGCCCAGGTCATGGAAAAAATGGAAACATTTTTTCCAATGTTAATTCTTGAGGAAAATACCCCAAAATTAGTGAATATTTCCAAGTATATACCCGAGCTTGAAACCACCGATATCTTGGAAGCAGTCTTTGAGGCCAGGAAATATGGTATCGATACCTGGGATGATAGCATCAATACATTTATACAATCAGACTCAATTGACTCGATCGTTAAAAAATTTATAAACACCGATGCCAGTGAAAAATTCCACATAGATTCCACATCGACCTCTATGAATCTGCTTCGAGATATAGTACAATACTTAGAGCCTGTGTTGTTTATTGTACCCGGCGGATCTGAATTGAGTAAAACTAAATTGGCATATGAATTTTTAAAAGAACAAAATGTAACTGATGAGGAAATTTCAGTTATGTTCAGATTGCCCAGCGATAATGGTGGAGAATTTAACAGTTTTGTTAAAAGCAATCATTTGAATAATCCTATTTCTGAAAAAACTCGTTTTGTTTTTGTAAGTCAAAAAATGCCTAAACCTGTATTAGCATCAAAAACACATTTCAATTGTGTTATCAGTATGGGATTACATAATATGCATTATACCATCCGAGATTTTACGAAAAATTGTCCAAATTTAATATATTATTGCGAACAACGACCTAACAAGGAAATGAATTTTGGCAACGTGTAAAGTTATTATCAAAGATGAAGTTAATGTTAAGATAGAAAATTTAAGTCTTGATACACGCAAGGCTTTGGTTAAAAAATTCAAGTTTGAAGACCCCACTGCTCGCTTTAGACCAGCCTTTAAATTGGGTCGTTGGGACGGAACAGTAAGTTATTTTGGTCTTGGCGGAACTACCTACATGAGTATGTTACCGCAGGTGCTTGAGTATCTCGAAAATCAAAATTACTATATCGAACTAGAAGACCAACGTAGTCCTATTGCCTTGGATTTTCCCGAAATTTCTGACGATTTTTGGGGTGATCAAACATGGCCAAAAGGACACTTGCGAGCAGGTGAAAAAATTAGACTGCGAGATGATCAAGTTGAAGTTGTAAACAAGTTCCTTGAAAATCCTCAGTGTATCCAAGAAATTGCCACAGGGTTTGGCAAAACAATTACAACAGCAACACTGGCAAAAATCTGTGAAAAATATGGAAGAACAGTCACTATTGTCCCGAACAAAAGTCTTGTCGAACAGACAGAAGAAGATTTTATTAACTGCGGCCTT